CACGAAGACGCTGGAATTGCTAATTGAATTATGTCTGATAATGTTTACCTTGGAAATCCGAATCTAAAAAAAGCGAACACTGCGATTAATTTTACTCAAGATCAAATACTTGAGTTTGTTCGTTGTAAGGAAGACCCTGTTTATTTTGCACGTAAATATATAAAAATTGTTTCACTAGATAGTGGTCTTGTACCATTTCAGATGTATGACTTCCAAGAAAAACTTGTCAGAAACTTTCATGAAAGTAGATTTAACATCTGTAAAATGCCTCGGCAGACGGGTAAATCCACTACAGTTGTATCTTATTTGCTTCACTACGCAGTTTTTAATGATAACGTTAATATTGCTATACTTGCGAACAAGGCCTCAACTGCCAGAGATTTACTAGGCAGATTA